TTACCATTGGTATATAGGTTTGTTACAATTCTATTAGAAGGATAGTATGGCATTGTTATATTTTTTTATTTTTTCTATTTGATGCTACAGCTAAACTTTCTATTTTGGTTTTCCATTTACCATCACTTATGGTATGAGAAATACCTTTAATTAAGAAATCAATTACACCACCTTGGTCTCCGGCTCTATAACTATAAGGTAATATTTGTTCTGTAATAGCAAATCGTTCATAGTTTTTCATTCCCGATAATCCATCCATTTCTAGTGCTAAGTTAAATGGTATAAAGAAAGGAGATGGACCTTTACCTTTTAATGCATCGGAACCTACAGCAAAAAGAGATACATCTCGGTTTATTGATTTTAAACTATCTACGTTTTCAGCAACATATCTTCTACTACCATAAAGTTCGGCAACAAATGTATTCATTTGATTTAATTTATCACCAAATACTAAATTAACATCCAATGCTGAGCTTGTGCTTGGGAGACCTATAGTTTGAGCATCAAGTTTTTCTTTAATAACTCTATCTGTTAAACCATAATTTAATCTAGAAATAGAGGTTGCATTTTCTCCTGGGATGTTTGCTCCTTGGGAACGAGCACTAATAGTTGCCATTTGGGCAAATTTTGGAGGTAATTGAACTTGAAAATCAACATTAGTTACAAAACTACCTTTTCGAGCTATTCCACTTGGGTCAATAGCTTTATCTGTAGGAAGACCAAATACATTGAAAACAGCAATTGGTGGTACTATAACTTCATTTCCTGTTTGTAAACCAGAAGTTAAATCTTCATCGTCATTAACATTAGTTGCTTCAATAATTTTTATCTTATTGTCATCAGCATCATATACTGCTTCTAACTTATTTACGTTTCCTAAACAATCATTTATACTTTCAAATAAAGCCGAAAAAAAACTAATTAAAACTACACGTCCATCAGCATCAACATTTTCTTTCAAAATACGAGCTACGTGATCTATATTAACCATTATATTCATAACTCGTCCTTTTTTATCCATTTGTAAATCTGTTGTTGGAATACCTTCTTTTTGAAGCAGTTGTTCAACAGTATTAGATTCATTAATATCTTCTCCTTTAATGGTTGATGATTTTAAGGCAACAAATCCTTTTTGAATTACATCTAAAGTTAATTCACTAACAGGATTAATAAAATAGGAAGTTAAATTAGGAGCAGTTGATGGTTCCTCTGCTACTTTTCTTCCTTTTTCAAATTTATTCCTTTTACCAGTTAAATATTGCCAATTTAATTCAACAGGTTTAGTTTCTCTTTTTACAACTCCGGACTTATCTGTTGTTTCTTGGATTTTAGTTGCTGATCCGTTATATAAAATGGGGATTACACACATTTGGGGATCAGTGGATATTTGAGTAGGAAATCTTAAACAAAAATTAGCATAAGGATCAGTATCAATAGTAATATAAGGAGTTTTCTTTTTAGTATCAGTAGCACTAATATCATTTGATGCTAAAATACTGTATAATAATAAATTATCTTCAACCCATTCTAACAAATATCCTAATCTAACATAATATTGTTGATAACTTTGTGGGTCATATCCTGCTACAGATGAAGGTGATTGGAAATCTAATTTAATTAAATTTAATGTTTTTGTTTTACTTATATAAGCACCGGCTGCTGCTACTGAATAAGGATAAACTTGTTTTTGGTCCTCATATTTTTTAGGATCAAATTTAGGATTTAATTCATGAGAAATTTTATCTATTTTTTGTAATTCTTCAATCCAACTATATAATTGAAAGTTAAATTTAGATCTATTAGCATATTCGGCTGCGGATTCGGGTGCTAATTCTTGTCTTTCTTTTTCTGCTTCTAGTGCTCTTTCGGCTGCTTCAACAGCTGCTTCTGCTAATTCTAATTGATTATCCCTTGTTTCACGATTTTTATCTTGGGTTTCAATGCCTTTTTCAAGACTATTAGAAGCATTATTTGCTTTTTCATATCTTATAACAGCATTGAACCAATTATTTTGAACAGCAGGAGAATTAAATATAATTACATCTGGTGTTTTATTGTATTTTGCTATGATAGTTAAAACCTTGTTTGCTTGAGATTGGGTTTTAATTTCGGTTATTGGGATATCTTTAAAACTAGAATAATTCGATGCAAAACTAGTAATAACTTCTTGAGCTATATCTGCTTTTCCTCTTACTGGTGGGGTTGATAATGGATCTCCAAATAAATCTTTTTCAGCAGCTGCTAATTCATTTGATGTATTTGTTGATGCTGTTTCATTAATCTTACCCGTTGATATATCTGTTTGAGCATTAGTTTCTCTTTGTGCTGTAAGTCCAGATGTTAAACTAGATAAAGTTTTTGCTTTGGATCCTAACTTATTTGAAGGAGTTACTATATTTTTAGGTTTATCAACACTAGTTGTATTAATTTTTAGGGCTTCTATTATATCTCCTAAACTAATTAATTGTAAACTAATATCATAAGTTCCATCAGCATTAAATTTCCAGTTAAAATTTACAATTTTACCTAACATTCCATCATAGTTGTATGATGATTTAAGTCTTTCTCTTTTAATAGCATCTAAAACATTGTTTTGAGTAACACCTTGTTCTTGAAAAAATACATTTAAGGGTTCTGTGCTATAGTCTTTTCTTTCTACTAAAGGATAATCTCCGATTTGAGAATTAAATATATTACCAGGATAAAGAGTGTGACCCCATTCTAGTAACATTGTATAACCAATTCTAAAATATAATAAATCAAATACTTGAAGTTGTTCTATAGAAAATACTTTAATGGAAATATCAGCTTTCATTAAAGCACCTCTGTTATAAAAAGTAATATTAGCTGATTGGATACCAGGCATTGGTCTGTAACCATTTTCGGTTATACCTCCCCAACCATAAGCTGCTGTAAAAGGATCATTTAAATTAAAAGGGTCAGCAACACCAGCATAAGCTTGGAAACTACCATTTTGAGGATTATATCCTGAGACTCCTCCAAATAAAACTGCTTTTTGAGCTAATTTACTACCATCAAGAGTAATAGGTAATTTTCTTTGTTCTAATATTTTTGCAGCAGTTAATACCTGTCCATTATTGGTTGTTGAACCTTCAGGGGGAATAAAATCTTCTATTTTAATAGAGGATGCTAATCGTAACCATGCATTTTGGTTACTTGAAAGTAAAAGATGTCTATCTGCTCTAGGATTAGCCCCTAAATATTTTTCTCTTACTTCAATTTGCTTTCTTACCCCTATATCAAAAGGATGACCTGTTATGTTACCTTTTTTAGGCATATTAAATATTATTTAATTGATTATATGAAAACAAAATTGATGAAACATTTGATGGGATTCTAATTTCTAATCCTTCAGGAATAAATAACGAGTTTAAAGATAATATTTCAGGATTTGCAGATGCTATAATCCAATATAAAGTATAATCTCCATAAAATTGTTGTGCTAATAAATCTAATCTATCGCCTGAAGTAGTAATAGCATAGATATCATTTACAGATAAAGGTATTTCTGGATATTTAGTAGTTCTATAGATAGTAGTATTCCTATCACCAACTTGAGCTGGAACATCTTTAAATGGTATATCTATGTATCTATTGGGCATTTATAAAACTATTATTATTTATTATTAAAAGTATATCCTCCTCCAGAATTAGTATTACTATCTATCTTACCAAAATTAATAAAAGGAGAGTTATTAAATTGACCTTGAATGTTTCCATTTTCTCCAATAAATTTATTTTGTACTTTACTAGGGATAAAGGTATGAATAGGTTTAAACTGGAACCCGCTTACTTCAATTAGTCTTGGCATTCTATAACCTCCTGAGTCATTGTTGATGGCTTCTTCTGTGTATCCACCTTCGGGGTTCGGGTTTATATAGTTTCCTTGTTTTGCTAAATCTGTTTTAGAAGTTGTTCTAGCTACGTCCCAACCTGCTTCTTCATTTGGAGTAAAAGTAAATCCAGTAACAACCCCGGGTATGTCCGTCAAATAATCGCCTATAGTTATTTTAATTAAATTGCCTCTCATAAAACCACCATCTGTGTAATCAGGGGCCATAATTGAAGCTAAATAATTTAATTTACTATATACGGATTGTTGTTCATACAGTGATAATACAGGAACTTTAAAATTAAAACTTATATCTCTACTAAATCCATTATAATAATAAAAGTTTTCTCCTCTACCCATATATTTTACAGCATTCCATTCAGCAGCATAAGCATCACTTAATCCTTCAATATATGCTCTAAAATGTAAATAAGTATTTAATCCTGTTCCATCATTATTAATAACAGTAATATAAAAAGGAACAGTATCATATTGGGCTACTGTAGAATCGACTTGTTTTGCTCTATATAAGGGAAAAGTTGTTAATTTATCTGTTCTATCTTTATAAGAAGCTATTCTTTTTTCTGAATCTAGTTGGTAAGTATTTCCTTCTTGGTATTTACTTTGACGAGCAATATTTGTACTTGGTTTAACAAAACTAAAAATATTAGGAGTTCTAATACCAGTAGGAGCTAAAGCAGTATTAATTACAGGAGAAAGGGGATTATAAATTTGTCCCGTTACTCTCCAAGTTGCAGGATTTAATCCATATAATTTAATACTTTCAGCAATGTATAAACCTTGTTGTTTTGCTAAAAAAATAAGACCTTGTTCAGTTACTAAAAATTTTGATATACGTCTAACGTCATCCGATAGTTTTACAGGAAGTAATGAACCTCCTCTAACCAACTGATCTACACCTCCAGTTTGCCCAAAAGATTTTGAAGGATCATTTGTAGATGTTGATATTTCTGTACCAAATTTTTCTTCAAATGGATTTACCGGACCATTATTAATTGGAGTTTTTATAAACGGTTGTTTACTATTTCCCCCAAATGGTCTATCCCCACCGTATCTTAACGATCTTAAATCTGTTGTTTGAGTTACTAGAGAACCTTTGGGCATTAAATTCTACCTTGGGCTTCTGGTGTTACTTTTTCTCTGTAGGTTTTAGGTGTAACTCCATCTAAATCTAAAGAAGATTTTGCTAATAAACCAGTAAGTTTTGTGTTGGTAGGTGAATCTTCATATTTTTCACCAGCTTTAGGGCTTTTGCCATCTAATTTGCTAAGGACTGAACCTTGTTTTTGTAATAAATCTAAAAGTGCCATAGTTATATTTTTTAATTTGTTTTGTTATAAATATTAAATTATTGAGTTCTGTAATTTGATCTTGCAATAGCTACTCCTACTTTGTTTCCATCTATATAAACATTACCTCCTTTTTCTACTGCAGATACTAGTCTTTCAAGTAATTGAACTACTCTTCCATCTCCTCCTTTATTACCTCCACCTCCTAATAAACTTGTACCGCCTAATACGATATCATCTTTACGGAAACGTTGTACTTTACCACCTTGCATTACAAAGTCAGCAGCAACTTCGTCACCACTTAATGCTTTTGCTAATGGGGGTGCTAAAGCTTCCTGAATTGGTTTTGATTCTCCAATAAATTGACCAGCTAATTGTCCTAAAAATCCACCACCAAAGGTTCCTAAAGGACCTAAAACTGAACCTGCTACTGAACCTATAATACCACCGATGGTTCCGGCTGCTGATGGGATTATTTTTTTTGCTTTGTCTAAACTGTTCATTTTAGAATCTGCTAAAACAGAAGCAATATCCGCTGCTCCAAATAAAGCACTTAATAAACCTCCTCCTTTAACTGCTTTTCCTATAAATTTACCTGCTTTTCCAATTAAACCATCTTTTAATAACTTCATTGGGTTTAATTTTGAAGCAACGTTTACTATTCCTTTACCTACAGATTTTACTCCACTTAATGCTTTACTTCCTAAATCGCCTAAAAATCCACCTGCTTTGCTTAATAAACCTTTTCCACCAGAAGCTGCTTTACTTAATAAATTTTTAGCTCCACTAAATATACTTTTTGCTGCTCCAGCTAATCCACTTCCTATTTTTCCTACTATATTTTTAAAATATCCACCAATATTTTTAGCTACGTTCATAATAGAACTTCCCAAACGTCCAAATATTCCTCCTAATTTACTAAATAAAGGACTTAATTTACTTCCAAACTTACCTATAGCTAATCCAGCTTTACCTATAAGTTTACCAAATTTTCCTCCCTTCATAGCTAAAGCCCTAAACATTACACTTGGTTTTTTGAATAAGGTAGTAAGTTGTTTAGATAAACTAGCACGTCCTTTATCTCCTAATAAATCTGTAATTTCACTTCCTCCACCTCCACTAGCATTAATATCTTCAACATATAAAGGCTTATCTGTGGTATTTCCTCGTTTTCCTCCGCTTAATAAATCTTTACCAAATCCAAATATTTTATCTAAACCTGTAAATTTTAGTATTGCTTTACCAGCAATTAAACCTCCTAAAACTTTAACAAGTGGACTCATAATAGGATTATCCAGAATTTTAGATATAAATTTAAAAGCTGTTACCAATCCTTTTCCAGCCATTAGAGCTCCTTCTTTTAAATCTTTAAAAAATTGAGAGTTTTTAATGTCTTGTATATATCCCCACATTTTAGAAAAAAACCCAGGTTCACTACTTTTTGAAGTATTTAACCATTTATTTAATTTATCTATACCATCGTATATTGCTCCTCCAGGTTCTAACAAATGACCTATTTTACCAATTGCTGTGTCTCCAACACTTTTTCCAGCACCAAAAATTTTATTAAAGATAGTTGAAAGTAAACCACCATCGGCTACAAGTTTATCAACAAACCCTTCTACAGTATGTGCTAACTCATCTAATCCTTTTTTAGTTTTTGGATCGCCAAACCAAGATTTAAATTTACTTCCAAAAAAATCGGAAAACTTTTTAGATATAGAAACTGTTAGATGTTCAAACTTTTGATATAAGGGAAATATTGTTTTAAAAAATCCTAACCCACTAGCATTTTTCTTTCTTTCCTTTTCCTCTTCTATTTCTGCTTGTGTTGCTGCTCCTTTTCTAAAGTCAGCACCTTTTTTAGCATTTTCATTTAAATCCTTTCCAACAGTTTTCATTGTTTTAGAAGCATTTAACATATTAGATAACTCTTCTTCACTCATTTGAGTGGCTTCTGCTAATTGTTGGAATACAACAGCATTGTTTTTAGCATCAGGACCTAAATCTTTTACAATTTTACCTAATTCAGCAGACATCCCTGTAGCATCTCTAGTTAAAGCAGCATATCTTAATTTATCAAGATTTACTTCTTTACCTGTTAAAGCTTGTAATTCTTGTTCTGCTGAAATGCTTTGTTCAAGATCTAAAAATCCTTTAGATTTACTAATAACATCGTCGATATTAATACCTAATTGTTTTGCTTGAACAACCGCTGCGGTGATTGCTTTTGTTGAATTACCAAATGCTAATTTAGTATTATTTGATACTTTAGCTACATCCTGAAATACTGATCTAACACTAGTAGCTACTTTATTTTGTTTAATTAAACCAGCGGCTGTTTCGTTAATTTCATCGGCTACAATACCTGCATCTTGGCCTGTAAGTTTGGCCATTTTTTGTACCTCAGCTAATGAATCTGCAGAATATCCTGCGTATGTACTAAGGCCTATAAATGTTTTTAATGTATTAGCACTTAATTGTTCAGTGCTATCCATAGCACTATAAATTCCTTCAATAGCACTTTTACTTGATGATGCTGTTGGACCTAATCCAGCAATAGAGGACATTAATTGAGATGCTCCTTGTTGAGTAAGAGCTAATCCTCTAGCTAAACCTTGAATTTCTTCCGAAAATGTACGGGCTGCGTTTTTTCCTCTTTCAAATTGTTCTTCTAAAAATCCTTTTATTTTACCAAAAATAGATTTTATTCCCCCAACAATTCCTTTAAATAATCCTTTTATACCTTTTATTAATCCACCAGCAATAACTAATGGGTCTAATAAATTTTTAGCTAAACTTTTACCTAAAGCACCAATAGCAGCTCCCGCTACTCTAAATTTGCCACTTAGACCAGCTGCTTGAGTACCTCCTTTAGTTACTCTTTTAGCCATAGATTCAGCTGCGGCCGATGCTGATTCAAAAGCTTCGGAGAGAACATCACTGTTCACTCCCATTTTTTCTAAAATTTTATTACTACCTTTAAGTATAGAACCTGTTAAACCTTGAGCGGTTTCTAATCGTTTTTGTTCTTTATATGCTTTATTAAGTAATGCTACCTGATCTTGGTATGTTTGGCTTTGACCTCCAAGCTGAGCAGTAATTTCTTCTAATGTACTTAATTCTTGATCAGTAGCTATACCTGTTTTTTTTCTTTCTTCTAATAACTGTTTTGATAATTTTAAATCAGCAAATGCTAGTTGATTTTTTTGTTTTAATAATCTAATATCTTTTGTTGATAATTCTGAAATACCCTGTGATGAGTATCTTAATTTGTCGGAAATATCTTTTAATTTATCAAGACTACCACTTGCTAATTTATATCCTTGATTAGTTTTACCTACTTGTTCAGATATATTTCTCCATTGTGTAGATAAACCCTCAATTGAACCTTCAGTATCTTTAACAAGATCTCTAGCTCTAATTAATTCTTCTGTTAATTTAGCAATACCTGAAAAGTCAAAATTTACCTTAACCGCTTCTTCTCCAAGTTGTTTTTTGAGTTTATTTAATTCATCTAACTCTTTTTTAAATTTTGCTTTATCGTAATTTTCAGCCATTAATCAAAGTATTTATTATAAATATTTAATAATCTATTTTTTTGCCTGATTAATGGCTTGTTTAGCTGCTGATGGGTCAATGAAATCTATAGGTGTATAACTGGTTCTACCATCGGATGATGGGTTTGTATCTTTTTTATTTTGTTTATCGTAGAATTTTTCCAATTCGGAATAAGTAAATTTCCTTAACCATATAGGCATGTTATATACAGTATCGTGGTCATAACCACCTTTACCGTGAAATACTATTTCGTGGATTTCTTTAAATAAACCAAATCTATCCTCAGGCGTCAGGCCAAAAAAAGTTAATAGTGATAGGAATTTCGATGTCCTCCTCAACACCATCAACGTTAACGTATTTAAATTTGGTTATAACGTCGGGTTGCGTTTTTCTAATATAATCACGCAAAGCCCTAGAGTCAGGCGCTAATAGATAATTATCTACGAAATCACGGATGGTTTTCTTATCGTAATCACCATTAATAGACAATATAATATATTTCAAACGAGTAGTTAATTCGGGGGATAAATTTTTATTAATTTTTTTAATACCCGCTAATTCATTTTCTATATCTTTTTCGTCTTTATTAGTTAATAATTTAAATGTAATTTCATTACCTGATTTGGGTAATATAAATTTGAATTCATTTTTATTAGAAGTTAATAAATTTGATTCATCTAATTCCTGAGATTCTAATTCACTTAAATCAACTGTTTGTTCTTCTCCATCATACGTAAAGTTATAGTCTTTACCATAACCTAAAATACGAGCAGCAATCATAATAGCATTTTTATCTCCAATCAATAAATCATTATAATCAATTTTTGTTAAAATTAATGATTGAAGAAGTTTATCTAATACAACTCCTTGTCTAATAAAATTTTGGTTTGTTAAAATATCTTCTTCTCGTGCGGTCATATATTTCATCTCAATTTCTCCTTTAGATAAAGGACTAGTAGATGGATAAAGAAGACCCTTTGAAGGTAATTTAACTACTTCGGAAGGAAATTTAAATTTTGAAACGGTTTCTGTAGAATCGTTTGTTTCTTTTTGTTTTGTCATAAATTACTATTTTTAAGATAACTTTTGTGTCGTATATAAATATATGAGAAAAAAAGTAGCTCGCAAAAAATGCGAGCTCTTTTGATTTTTCTTTTTATTGATTAGAAGTTCAATACACAATAATCCATACCTAACACCATAGATATATTTTGTGCTTCAGCTTCTGTATCCCAGTTAAATTCACCGAAATCGGCTGATTTAATAAAGGCACCTTTAACAACCCATTCAGAAATAATATCACCTACAGGACCTAATACGTTGAGAGTTAAATCTTTCTTATACATATCCGAATAACCATCACGTCCTGTTACTGATTCATGGTGTAAACGTACCCATTCCATTACTGCTTGAGCGCCTGAGGGAGTAATAGGGTCAAACAGGGTGAATGTTAAATCGTTCCACTTTAATTTACCTTTAATTTTACGGTAAACGTTTATATGGTTTAATACGATTTCTTCTTGTGAAAAACCCATACCGCTTACTCCTTTGATTATGTAAGCAGGAATACCGTCCACATAAAGAATAAATCTGTTCTTTAATTTGGGTTCAAACGCGGTAAAAAATATTTGATTTGGATCTAAGATTGCCATTTTTTATTTATTTATTTTTGTTTTGTTATAAATATTCTATCCTTTAAAAAATTAACCTGGGAATGTTGCGCCTGTAGGAGTAACGTTGAAATCCAAGTAAATAAATTCAGCTGTTTTGGTCGGTTGTAAGTAAATTTGACCAATTAACTGATTTCTATCAATTGTTTCAGCGTTGTTGTTTGAATCATCCATAATTACTTTAAAAGCATACAAACCTTGTTGTTGTTGTACTGATTGTAAGTATGGGTTAACTGCTGCTACGAAGTTTTGACGAGTTGCGATTGTATTTTGTTCAAATACTAAGTTATTAGCAATTTCACTAATTCTAGTTTTAAGAGCAATTAACAAACGACGAACGTTTACACGATCAAGAGCAGACGATTTAGTTTGTAATGTCTTTTGACCATATACTACAACTCCAGTTCCCGGGAATGTTGCAATTGGGTTAACTTTATTTTGATATAAATTATTTCTATCTGTTTGAGTTAATTTCTTTTCTGCCCTAACAGCATTTAAAATTCCACCACGATTTAAACCAGCAGGTGCAAACCAAGGAGCAGCAATAGTATCGTTTTGAACATATACTGAAGGAATCATTGTTGAAGCAGGTACCCAAGTAAATTCACCAGTGATAGGATCTACTGTTTGAATCCAAGGCCAATAAGTAGCAGCATAAGAAGTATCTACTGAATTAGCAGTGTTTGTTGATGATGCAACTGTTCCGCCATAAAGTTCAGTATCAATTACTGCAATTGCATCTCCACGGTTTTGAGTATTGTTGATTAAATTAGTTAATTGAGCTTTACCGTTTGCATTACCATAAGTTAAACCAGGAACTGCAATCACGTTATAAGCATATTCATCAGCATTTGACATTAAAGTAATTGCTGTTGAATAGTTAGCAGCTGTAAATCCTTGAATGTTACTGTCTGTAATATAATTGTAATAATTAGCGGCTGCTGAACCTGAAATTTCACCTAATGCTGAACCAAAAGTACCACTAATATTTAAAGGGATAGAAGCTGTGTAAGCATTAGAAGCAACAGTACCTACGTTATTAAAGTAGTTTGGAGTTTTCTGTGCTACGGAAGCTACGGTTACATAATTACTTCTGTTAGGATAGTTTCCATTAGTATTAATGTATAAATTATCTGAAGAAGTAGAAAATGTTTGGTTACCAATTACTTTTTCAATGTAGTTAGCTTGAGTAGGGTCTAATGATAAGTTAGGCCAAGTTTCTAATACTGTAGGAACAGGTGCTGTATCGTTACCTTGTCTAATTAATAAAGTAAAAGTACCTGAAGCTGTATTAGCATTAACAATTTGCCAACGAATATTATCTTTAGTACCATTTACTAATGAACCACTAACTCCTTCTGAACCCGTACTGTTTTGATTTGAGCCCCAACTTAAAGTTTGTAAAGTAAATGAAGCTGAGGTTGGGTTAAGGAAACTTCCAATTGTTGATGCTGAACCAGAAGTAACAGCAGGGGCAAAAGCACCTGAAGCAATTCTAGTTACCCATAAGCTGGTTCCACCATTTTGGAAATAATTGTAAGCAGCGGTAGATGTAAGAAAAGTATATTGACTTGACCCGCTAATAAAACTACCTCCAAAAAAAGTTAAATACTCAGTATAACTGGTAATTCGTTTTGGAATATAAGGTTGACCTTTTACAGTAGGACCTATAATTGCTGCTCCAATTGCAGCAGGTATATTGGAGGTAACTGTTAAATCGTTTTCTCTTGCTAGTACGCCTGGAGATAAAAGTGTTTCTGCCATTTCTAATTTATTTTATTTGTTTATAAATATGTTAAAATTGTTCAAAAGTTCATTTAGAAAAACTTATTTAACAGAAACCTTTACAATAATAAATATACCAAAAAAACTAAAAATATTAGTTTTCGTTAATGTTTATTAAATACCATCCTACTGCTGGGAAAATAGTTCCTGATGGTGTATTAACATATTGGAATGTTAAGTTACGAGGAGTATTAATTCCTAAAGTATTAAGAAGGGCACTACTATTAGGAAGTACTACATTATTATTAGTTGTATAAATAGAAACACCTATAGAAGAAGTTATACTTATAGTAGGTTGACCACCTCCAGCAATAGAAAGATAACCAGATTGTTTCCAATCAGGTGTAAAATTTACTATTTGACCATTATTACCTGTACCAAAAGCTAATGATAATTCATTAGAAGTTCCTTGTGATTGAGAAACGTATACATTATAAGGAGTATTTAAATTTATAGGATAAGCTCCAGCTGATGAGGAATATGTTACATCATTTATTCCTATATAAGTAAAAGTTACGTTGGTTGCGGTTGTAGCTGTAGTAGCAACATTAGCATAGTTAGCATAAGATGCTGTTCCATAAAAATCAGGAGTTGAACCATTATTTGAACCTGAAATTTTAGAGGCATATAAAGTATCAGTTGAAGGATTATAATATAATCCCGAACCATCGGAACCTGAATCAAAACGAGGTTGAGCATATCCGTCAGCATTAGGATTTGGTAAACCACTTTCAGCAGCAAATAATAATCTAAAATTTTGGTTAGTAGTAGCATTATTAGTAACTTTTACAGATTGTGCTACACTACTTGTAGCTGCTGTACCTAATAAACTACCTGTAAATCCATCTTTAGATTTTACAGAACCAGTTAATGTTAATGAACCAGAAATGGTTATATCGTAAGCAACAGTACCTGTTAACGCATCAACGGATTGTGTTACATGCCATGCTTGAATTGTACTATTAGTTGTTATACCTGTTTTAGAAAGGGTTTGTGCCATATCATGAATAAATATTCAGGAATTTATTAATTGACACAATTACTTGATCAGGTTTTATAGTTTTTGTACATTCAAAATGTCTTGGTGTATCTTTATGTTCAGGACACCATTCCCAATCACCAGGATTTAACCAATGGGTATTAAAACATCCTCTACATACATTAGGATCTGAATTGAATATTCTTTCACAATCTTGGAATTCAGTATATGGTTCACTAAATCCGGAAATTAAAATAGTTGGGGTATTTAAAGCCCAAGATAACCAACTCATTCCACTACCAACACCAATAAAAGCATCAGCATATTTAATATCAACCATTCTGTTTTCTAATGGAAAATCACCTGTTTTATCTATAACATTTTTTAATGTTCCACCTAGTTTAGAATCATGCCACTTATCACCTAAAGGTTCTTGTGTAATCATAACTACTTTATAACCTTTTTCGTTTAAATAATCAATAACTGTTTGCCATCCTTTAGGATACATCCAATACTTGGCATGAGCCGAGGCATGAGGAGCAATTACAACGTATTTACCCTCTATTTGTTTACCTCTATCTTTAAAATTAACAATAGGTTTTACTTCAGTAAAAGGTAATCCTAAAATATCTGTGGAAGTTTGTTGTAAGGGAATATCTTTAAATTCACGAGGGTGTTTATTTTCAACTCGCTTATTATTTTCGTCATAAAACCAACCAACACAATACATAGCATATAAATCATGTACTCTAGTTCCTGGTTTTACGAATTCAATTTCAGGATATTTACTTTCAAACCAATCATTGTGATGGGTTGAACATATTACTTTACATTTATGTTTTTTTCTAAATTCCTCAATATAAGGAAACCATGCTAATGTATCACCTAAAGCTCCTGAATCTAGACACAAAAATACTCTTTTACCTTCGGCATTATATTTGTGTTCAAATTCTAAGTTGCCTGTAGATTTTTCAAATGCTTGAATTTTATAATTAACAAAATACTCTTTAGGAACCTTAGTCCACATATTATTATTAATAGTAGTTTGCCAAATTAATTCATCATTATCTTGGTTAATAAATTTAACCAAATATTCTTTATCATAACTTCCAGTAATTTCTAAAAAAGCACATTGTACAAAATGTACGAAAAAATTATTACTAGGTTTTTTAGGTTCAATACCTAATTTTGTTGTGTTGTTGTATTCTTTAATTAGTATATCTTTCATATATTTTTAATAACTCTTTTGAACGATTAAACCAAGATAAAGATTCAGCATGTCCTCTAGCTCGTTGTCTATAAGAATCATAATTGCTAACAATATCATCTATACCTCTTAGTAATTCAAAGAAATCACGAGGTGCTCTCCACATACCAAAAAAATCAGTTTCCAATTCAATCCAACCATTAATAGGTAAACCACAAGCGGCGGCCTCTAATATTGTTAAATTAGGATGACCAGCTTCTAATTCACTAGGATGCATAAATATGGTATGATTTTGATATAATTTTACTAAATCGTCTTGACTTGGTTCAAACACAATATCTAATCTAGGATAAGCTAATGTCCAAGGATTTTCATTAAAAAAATTCCTATTATTCCAAGGACCAGCAACTGTTATAGGAAATCCTTTTTGTGCAGCAGCAGCAATAGCTAATCCAAATCCTTTTCTATCGTGTGAACCATAACCTCCTAATCCATTATTAGCTAAACATAATAATCTGTGTTCTTCTAAGGGTGTTTCTCTTGGTACAAAAAAATCGGTATTAACACCGTGAGAAAAATATTCTACTTTATCTGTATCAAAATAATTTACTAAATAACGAGCAGGAACTAAAGATACAAGTGAATTTTCCATTGCTTGTAAATTTTCTTTATATACCTGAGATTCTTTACCATAGTAATAAGCGTGATGGTCATGGAATTGAAATATGTAAGGAATATTTCTTGCATGTAATCTATTTGCTAAATTAGCAACATGTACCATTACAATGTCGTATTGGCAGTATTGGCCTGAATGGATTTCTTCCTCGTATTTAATATCTACTTCGTGTCCTAATTTTTCTAAATTACATTTAAATTCCCATACTATTTTTTCAATAGCTCCCCAAGATGGTGGTGGAATTTGGATTCCACAATTTGGATGGACTTGACAAATTTTCATTTTCTTGTAAATAACCCGTTATTTTTTAAATTTTGTGTAGATGAAAATCTTTCTTCTATTAAATTACCTGATTTTTGGTCGTGTATTTTAAATATAATATTATATGTTTTATTTAAATCTAAAGATAATATTCTATAAAACTCAATTTTATTTTCTACTTCAAACCATTCTTGATCAACTAAAACATCTTTATCATAAGTAAACATTTCAATTTTTTTACTATCATAACTGTTAGATATTTTAACATAAATTACAAATTCATTTTCGTTTTGTGTAGGTAAAACAGTATAATATTCTACTCTTGAATAGTCTTTATGGTCAAATTTATTTCTAGCTACATCTTCATGTACCCAATGAATATTATTAAAATCTTTAAATTTACCATAAATTAGGTTTTCTAAACTATTAGATTCAGAACCAAATTTATATTGTAAATCATCATATTGTTTACTGTTTTCTATAAAAGGTAAATTATTAGTTAAAAACTCGGGTTTGATAGCTAAAAACCAAGTCATTAATTGATTACCTTCACTAGCTACATTTTTTAAACAATAAGCAGGTTTTTTATTTAATATTTCGGATATTGAATCAATATAAGAAACATCATTTAATATGTAATCATAATTTACATAAAATAATTTTTTAATACCTATGTGCTGTGCTAAAGATGCTGCATTATAATAATTTGTATAAACTGTAGGACCATGATATACGTCATTATCATTACCTCTTAAATTGATATGTACATCGTAATTATCAAAATAAGCACGATAAGTATCATAAAAACTATGTTTAGTTAAAATGTTATTTTTGTCATAAACACAATAATCAACTAACTCTTGTAATTCTGTTGGAACAGGAACATGAGATGTTAAAATTATTTTTCTCCCAGTTTCTTTTAATGCTAAAATACATTCTTTTGTAGTTTCAACAATACTACTTAAAACAGGATATGTTGATACAACAAATGCTTCTTCGGAAATATCAATTATAGATTTTTGTTGTAAAATTGAATCTATAATTCTACAATTTCCTTTAAAATCATCAAATTCTATATAAGATACATTTTTAAACGTATCAAAGTAATTTAAATATACTGGAAGGTTGTAAATTAATACCGGTAAATTCCATGAAATAGCTTCTCGAATTACTAAAGGCATTGTTTCTTTATCATTTTCATTTCCTCTAGAGGTAAATAAAAACAAATCCATTGCCTTATAAAAATTATCTACATCACGTCTTTCATTCCACCAAGTTATATTACTTGGTTTATTTTCCATTAAAGGTTTCCAGTAATGTTGGAAATTTTCTGCTTGATTACCTACACAATGAAATTGATATTCAGGTAATGACCTAGCATATTCAAAAAATTCTGCTTGGTTTTTTCTTGGTGTAAATAAACCAACATGCAGTACGTGTTTTTTATTAGGATCTAATCCTAAAGATTGTAGTGCTGTAGTTCTATCAGGGCGTTCCTTATATTCAATAGGATATTCAACTAACACAGCAGGAATATCAATATTTTTATATTGTTGTATCTGCCAATTAGATACAAACATAAACTTATCAGGAAAAAATTGTTTGTTTTCTGTATTATAAGATGAATCGTGTGATGTTTCTACTATGATATATTTTCTATCAGGATTATAAATTTGTTTTGCAACATCATAATCCATAAAAAACTCAGGGATTTCCTCTAAATGAACAATATCCGGTTGAACCCTGTTAATAATATTAACTATTTCATGTTTATCTTCGTATAGAGTAAAGAATTTGTTGGGATTTAACAGGTTGCGTATTTTATCTCTTTGAACCACTAATATACCACCAGTACAGTCTACCCATTCTACTAAATAGACATCAAAATCATTTTTTAATAATTCTATTTTTTTGGTTAAGTATTGAGGTAAACCACCTGTTGATAAATGGGGTGCAACAAATAACAATTTTTTCATAACAGTGTTATCAATAAATATAATAACAAAGTGTTAAATTACCAAATCTATTGAGGATTTCCTACTTTACTTTGAAAATATTGTTGTAGAAATGATAATGGGTATTGATATGATTTTTTATTATAAGGAATGGGTGCAAATGGTCCTAAAGGATTTCCTATTTTGTATGAAGTTTTAACTTCTTTTGCTTTATTAAATATTTCTAATTCTAAAGCATCGCTTGCTTGATAACCTAAAAAACTATATGTTGATATCCAATTAATCATATTAATAAATAGTTAAAACAAAATCAAATCCAGCTGTATTACCCCCATAACCTGTAGCCATATCTTGTGTACTAGAACCTGCTGAATTAAGTGTTGTTGGTGCTCCACCTCCATTAACTGGTGTACCTGTATATTTTGCTGAGCCATTAATAGATAAATCAGCTGTAGCTCCTGGGAAGTTTGGGGATGATGCTATTACAATTTCCCAATACGCTCTAAAAATTAAAGGAGAAACATTTGGGGTTGCAGCATCAAGAGGTCCGTAAGTTCCACCACCATTTCCTAATGATAATACAAACCCACTACCTAATGTTATATAAGAATAAGTACCCGTACTATCGTTTAAAGTTAAATTAACATCTTGAACATTATTATCCACACCTGGTGGAGGAAAAAATACACTAGGACCTAAATTATTATAAACTGTTAGATTACATTTATATTCTGTACCATCATAAAAATAAT